TGGCATCAAGAATACGCTTGAGCATAGGACGAATGAATGGACGCATTTCGGGAGGTGATTGGAAATATCTGTCCTGTGTTTGCAATGCGAGATTTGCTTTCTCGATAGCCCTCTGGCCTTGGTCCTGCGACAGGATGACTTTGGTATTGATACCAATATTACGGATCGCTTCAGGAGTCATAACACCAAAGGCTCGAACATCACCTTCCATGTATTCAAAGACTTCTTCCTCATCCATGGTTGCCATGGATACCTGGACGAGCTTGGTTAAATGCTCCTCGAATCCACGAACGATTCTACGCATCCAACGACGACCAATCTTAGAAGCTTCTCTTAATGTTGCTTCAACTCCGGTTGCTGTATTCGCAGGAGCCAACGCTTGGTAGTCACCCTGAGCCATGTTGGAAACACCCAGCCAGAGCTGAACAATACCAAACACAAAATCAATTAACTCCTGGGTCTTAATATCAACATTAGGAATCGCAGAGAACTGGAGGAAGTCATCAATGTTATATTGATCCTTCAATTCAAAGATCTTACCAGCGTGCAATTCAACATCCTCAGGCTCATCCTCTACGGCCTGCGGGTTGACACCTATGACCGGATTGGCTGCGAGTTCATTACGATAGCTCTGAGAATTGAATTGTTTGTCCACATACTCCTGAAAAGATCTGATCCTTTCGGGAAGGCTTTTTCCGCACCACTTGTTTCTATCTTTTCCAATAGAAACAGCGGTGTACGGAATGCGGTTATCTGGGGTAAGCTTTGCTACAAATTCGTAATATAAAATCTTTTTGGCCTCAGGGTCTACAAACACACAGAACTCTTGAGGATCACCGGTACCAAGAACATCACGCTTAACCCAGCATTCAAGAATCTGAATACTTGGATTTTCTTCATTATCAAAATCTAAGTTCTCGATTCTATCTTCGTTCTTCTCGATCGGGCTTCTGGGGTTGGCGTCTTTGTTAACCAAATTGAAATAGTCACCAAAATTTATCCATTCACGCTCGAGGAACATCTTCTGAGCCCAGCGCATATCTTTATCGTAAAGCTCTACTACGATATCGGCGTCCTCAAGAGACTCTGCGGTTGTCGGGCATAGGAAACGATCAGAGTCTATAACCTCTGACCTAGGACCTTTGTACTTAACCTGCTGGGTTGGAACACCCTGAGGTAAAGGTTGAAATTCATGGACACCGGGTATCATCTGAAAGCTTGGGTCATTAGCTAACCTAAGCTCTGACTCACCGGTCATTGGATTCATCTCTGGGATAAACTGTGCCTCACCTTCAATAATCGGACCTTCACCAGGAATCTCCTCAAACTCACCTCGTTCGTTGTTGAATAATCCGTTTCTCTCATAATCGTACCAAGTGGACACCTCTTCCTTATAGGTGGATTTTAAGACCAAAGCCCGTTGGATAAACAAATGGAGATAGGATTCTTCCAAACGCTCACGGGTTTGGCCTTTGTCCTCAAGCTTCCAGTTAAAATATTTGTCGTAGGCTTCGGCTGATTCCTGATCTCCTGCTCCCTGGGCCTCAAATTTAAAGTATGGGCTTGTGCCTGTGATCTCATCCTCAGCCCTAGCCATAAAGTGATCGACCACAAGGCTGGTCATAGGGATCGATAAATTAGAATTACTAAAAATACTGTCGTACCCTACCCGATCAGTTCGATCATTATGGTACATCTTCCAAGAAACTTTATCATGCTCAATACGCTCACGGTTGTCCTCCTTGAGCTGCTCTACTCTGTCGAGCAAGTATTTTAGGAGTTTATCCTCCTGTTTTTTGTTTATCTTAAGGTTGGTTTCCATGTTTAGCTAATACCCAGCGATTGAGCCTTTTTGATTGATGCAGTTAGCATATTTAACCCCTTTCGATCTAATTCTTCAATGCGTTGTGCTTTTTCGCTATGAGGCATAGATTTGTTGGCTTCGAGTTTAGCTTTTTGGTCTCTGATCTTAGATAGTCTACCGTCGACACCTTTCATTGTCTGCTCCCAGCTCAGGAAAGCTCCGTATTTATTTTTAACAAGAGATACCTCTGAGGAGCCTGATGCCTTTGCATCATTTAAAGCAGACTTGGCTACAAGCACCGCATCTCTGATCTGGTAGTATTTTCTGCGGGTCGCACTTCCATAGGTTGTGGATCTGACAAAACGATTAGCGATTGGCATCTTATCGACAGTTATGTCGTATTCTTTTTTACTGATTGCGGGAAACATACCTTCACCGAAGATCATGTTGGCTATAGCACCTGGACCACCAGTGTAACCGAGGAACAAGTGCTCCATCTCACTACCCGACAGATCAAATTGATAATCACCATTTTTAGAAGCCATGAGAGGATTACCGCCAAACAAGCCGCCGATTGATCCTTTCACTGCTTCATCACCGCCCATCGCACTATTAATAGCTCTTGAAAGCTCTGTCCAATGTTCCTGCGTTCTTTTTGGATCCATTTGATGTGCAGGTTTGTCAGCACCGAACTGAATATCTTCATTACGGATAGGCGACCCCATGAAGTTCTTATTCGCGTACATCTCAATGATTGGCTTACCGGCTGTAGGTATCAAAGCAGTCTGTAATGTTGCACCACCGATCGGATTGAAAGCGTTAAGATTGGCCTCGATGTTTCTGGTGATAAAGTCCAACGGGCCAATACCTCCTCTACCCTGTACGGTCTTAGCAAAGATATCCGCTGCGGTCTGACCTAATGCCCAAAACACATTGTAACCAAGAGGAAGAGGTATGCTGAAGAAACCGGTGTCTTTTCCAAACTTATCCTCAAAGCCAGGAATCATGTTAGCACCTGGGATGATTAGGTTAGTGTCTCGTTTATAAGTACTGATCTTATCGTAATCAGGCATCGCATCGTCCTCGTCATCATCGAGCATACGATTGAACATAGCGGTCAGAAAGGATGCTGAGACTATGCCAGTAATAAGAGCTACTCTTTCCTCAGGAGTTCTGTTCTTAAATGTTCTCGCCATACGATGGGCTGAGTTCATTGAAGCTCCAAAGAATACAAACAAGGAACCGAACGCCTGCGTTAGATTACCTTTTTGGTTGAAATCTACGGTTACATTACGGGCAATAGTTGCTGCCTGCTGTGGAGATCTACCCGCCTCGATTGCAGACCAGAAAGCGGACATACGAATTGAGTTTTCTACCGCAGTATTCATTGAGTCCACATAATCGCTTACTGCTTTGAGCCTTTTCATCGCACCCTTCTTGGATGGGTCTTTAACATCACGGGCATCAGTAATTAACTCAGGTATAGACTTGTGCCTAAAGTATCCGATCTTTGCACCAGCCTGTTTAGCAAACTGATACATCTTACCGTAATCACCTTCACGAAGAAGCTGCTCGGCATTCTGGGCGTCTATTGACATATCAAGCTTCTGGTTTTTACCAGCGGCTATTGCCTGCTCAGCTTTAAATACAGCTTTCGCGAACCCACCCAATCTCTTTCCGCTGAAAGTACCTTTCAACAAATCCTTCTTGTCCGTTTCAGACAAGTGGATCGCGGCTGTTCCCAAGTCACGAATAAAGTTGGGTATAATGAAAGCCGGATTCAATGAAGTAAATACTCGTGCGAGGAATCGTGTTCCCACATTGAATGCCTGAAGAAGACGCGGTAACGCCTCGTATTTAAGATTCTTCATCGAGCTTGCCATGCGGCCACCATGCTCATTGTTCTTAAACTTTATGAATCTAGGCTCACCGTTTGTTCTGTAGATAAATACATAATGGTTGTTCTGCATCTCAGTACTGAGCGTACGCCTGCGCATCTTGAGCCCTTCGACTTTCTCTCCATCTACTTCAATATCCTTCTCTTCAATACTGTAATACTTCTCAGTCTTTTCGCTGATAAAGTCCTTATCAAAAATTCTATCGAACTCCTTCTTGACCTCTGCCTTTGCAACATCATCAAGATTCTTAAGCTCGTCGGTCAGCGGACTATTGATTCCCTCGTAAAGCTCAGGATATGAGATTGCTCTCATGATCTCATAGAGA